CGATATTCGTACTTACAATCATATTCTTTGTGGTCAAAGGTGTAATGCTTAGGCTCACCCTCTTCAGGGTACACACCTACCATCACAAGGCTGTTCGTAGGTTCAAAGGGATCAAGATGTAATTTGCCATCACGCTTGATGACCGTATTCTCTACGTCAAGAACTAACTTCATGTATAGATACCTTCCATAAATCTTCGATAGATAAGTTGTAACATGTTGATTTGACTACATATCCATTGTCAGGATCTACATCACCCTTTTTCATGTGCCTAGCCACGTCATAATATTGTAATCTTGGTAACATACCTAAGAACCAAGCGGTACTGTAATCATTTTTAACACGTACAAATGCATAGTGATCACATGTCTGATGGCCACTCAGCTTAGCTACACTACAATCATAATGCGGCAACGGGGTTACAGAAGTTCGTTTCGTTTTGACATCCACCGTTTCCCCATTCAACAGAACAAGATCATAGTCGTATGTGTTTTCTTGGGTAGCACCTAGTAGCTCTGCAGTGACAAGTTCACCTACAAATCCTGCAACATTACCCTGCCCTCTGGTGATGCTATTGTTTAGCATACCCATTTCTACCGCTTGCTTACGTGCCTCCAGCAACGTCTCATCCGATACCTTGATTTCTATCATGCTTCGTACCTGCCGACATGATAGTTTAACTGACATGTCAGAATACCATGCCAACCTGTAAGCTTGTTCTTAGCAATGTTAATGTGACGCTCGTAGTCCTGTTCCTCTTCTCCTTCGACAGGACGGTTCTTGCTGATCAACAACATGAGGTCAGCCTCAGATGCCTTACCAGTCTTACTGCCTTCCATCATGGATTGATCAAGCACAATCTTGTTCTCAGCATCAGCAGATAACTGAGACATATAGAAGAGAGCACAGCCGTACTCCTTAGCTATCTGACGAGCATGGATAGCACACGCCTTCAGTGCCTCATGTTGAGTAGTGAACCCACTACCTGCGAACTTATCGCCCATGTCTAGCACGACAATGTCAGGCTTGTATGTTTTACACACAGCCTCAACCCAATGCATGTCCTTGCCAGTCACATCTTTAATTACAATGTTATCACGTACACGTGCGTATCTTTGCTGTGCCATCCGGGGGTTCTTACGAACCTCCGCTATGTGCATACCACTAGCCGCTGTCAGGTAGCGGCGAGCAACACGGTGTGTCGCCTCTTCGTTACATAAGATAATGCACTTCGCCCCTTGCTCAGCAAATCCATTTGGCCCTGCGATTAATGACGCATGGAAAGAAGTCTTACCTGTGTTAGGTCTTGCACCTCCAATGATCAGGTGCCCTGCGTTCACACCAGCTACCCTGTCAGCGAGAGGTGGTAGGTTAAATACCCACTTCGCTTCCTCATCATCCTTGGCGAGGATGTTCTCAATACTAATGTCATCCCACTCGACACTGATGTCAGGGATGAAATCATCACGATAGTTATCAAGCATGTGACGTAACGGCTCAAGTGAATCGTTTGTACCGTTCACATACTGCCAACCGATGTTGGCTATCTCCTCACCTAAGTAATGCCGATAGAGCGAGGATAGAATATCCTGAGCGACATCCTGTCCTACATCAATTTCCTTACGCATCTTACTGAATGTCATCTGGTATTGATGTTCTTGTGCTGTGGTCATGGACGGATCAGATGCAAAGAAGAGACCTTCGATTTCATCTACGGTCAAGTCACGATTGTACTTGCGCATCGCCTCATCGATCATGGTCTTGATCTTTGCATTGTCTTTACTGAAAAGCTTTGAGGGTATCGTTGCCCCTCGATACTCAGTATAAAATTCTTTATTTAGTAGACTCTTCAGTATGGGTAGTTCCATTCTTATCTCCGCCAAAGATTCTGTCCCAGTTATCACGATACGCTTTGCTTGGAACTTTAGTTACAATTTCTTTTGGTTTCTCACGACTGTTGATCCAGTCCTGATTGCGCTCATTCATTGAGTCACGCCAATGTTTAGTCATTGGTTTTTCTCCCAGTAAAACGACTGCACTGAACCACGCCTTAAATCATGTTGTGATACAGGTTCGCCATTATCTATCTTAACAAGATTCCTAAAGTTTTTAAGTGCTTGTTTGTATTCTGAATCGACCCTGTGCCTACGAGTAGCCCAAGGCGATACACCAAGCTCATCTCTGCGTTCAATAATCTCTTTGCATGAAAGTCCTAAAACTTCTTTTGCGTAAAGTATTGCCTTGTCCCGGAAGTACAACCGAGAAAACAATTCATTGAAATATATTTCATCTTCTACGTCAGTCATTGAGTCCCTCCTTATCATCCCACCACTCAACTGATTCAAAGTCGAATGGCTCATGGTCTACAGTGTACTCATCTAAGATCATGTCAACAGATTCAATACGTCTGCTAATCTCAAATGCATCCTGCTCAAGATCACCATGCACATAGATATTTTTTGACGCACCATCCTTCACAGATAGGTAGTCATCTATTCTACGTTCACGAAACTCACGTAGCTCAGCTATAAGTACGCTGTCTAACAATTCACTCAGTGTATCTCGCAAACTGTTTTCATCAACTTCAATCTCACTCAAGAAATCAATGAGTTTCATTACACTCTCCTTTAATACCAACCCATTGCACGGCCAAAGCCGAACACATTAATGCATACGAAGTACGATGTGAGTAATAAGACCCATGCCGCACCTCTACGGTAGCTAGCATACACCTGAGCAATCACACCTACAAGAGAGACTGGGTACACTACTGTCATGTCTGGTGCACTCGCATTGATTGCTAGGTACATGCTTGCCGCTACTGTGAACACGAAGCCTACCAGTTCAAGCCAGAAGGCTTTGCGATCACTCCTGTAACTGGTTACCCAGAACTCAATGATCTTCATTGGTTTCATGTGTTCTTTTCCTGTTGCTCCATCAACTCTAAAAGATCATCACGAACTTTGGTGTATTTCTCTAACAGAGCTTTAATTATCTTTATCTCTTGGGACTTACCTTTCTCATATACCCAATCGCCATCAATTTTGTAGTTACGCTCAATCAAGTTTAGAATTTCTAAATAGTTCATGTGTTCTCTCCTTTGCATAGGAATACTATGCATAGATAATTACATTTTATGTAATGTATTCCCATTTTTATGTGCATAGGTCTACACGAATGATGCATATTTACATCATTCCTGTGGATCACTGCCGGGATACACGTACTCACGCACGTTGTACTTCTTTATCGCTTCTTCTAGATCGGAGTAGTACACAGCGGCAGGCACAGGCTTGCCCTGCCTAGGTGCAAGGTCATCAGCCATCGACTTCCACTTGGAATACTCAAAGGTGTCATCCGCCATGTCAGCTTCGTTCGCTAGGAACAAAGCCCACAAGTAAGCGCACTCACCAGTTAATCCAATGCCATCACCCTGCCACAACATGGGACGTTCAACGTAAGGTACTTTGCTCATGAGATCTATGTCCTCGTTTGTTCACTTTAAGCCAGCATTTGGCGCATAAATAGAAAGCATCCCGCTCTTTGACTACGGCGACAGCACCACATGTGCCGCACTTCTTTTGATCATCACTCATGCGATCTTCTCCAGCAATTCTACATCCTCTTCGAGCATGTACTTTAAATCATCTTTGATGTTCAATCCTTGAACAGTCTTAACAAGAGGACGTAACTCCTTGATAATACTGAGGGTTTTATTTCGAGCGTCAGGATCGAGTGCAACACAGACACTGTCAGGCCAGAAGCAACCGATGTACCACTTGTGAAAATCAGTCAGTTGTGTACCTAATAATGCAACACCTGTCAGGTTAGGGAAGTATTCCGCAATCACGTACGCACTGATTGCGTCTTCAACAATCACGGCTGTCTTACCTTTGCCATGGACGTAGGGTACGGGGGATGCACCATAGCGTAGCCACTTAGGTTGTACATTGAAGACCGATCTACCTACGGCATCTACAAGTACACCATCGAGTGTGTGTATTGGGAATACCACACGATCTTGCCGGACATCGTAGAACACATCATCAGAACTGATGTTCCATTTGATCATGAAGTTACGCAGATTAGGTTCATCAGGTTTCATCGGTGATATGTATGGAGGCATCACGAACTCATCCTTCAGATGAGTTTCCATCGAGTCACTTACCTCGTGCGCTTTCATAAGCAAACTCCTGATCATGTTCGCATCAATGTTCGTTTGCTTCGCACCATGGACGGTACATCCTGCCTTGTAGCAGTTATACAGTAAAGCACCCATATCGTTAGTTACTGTGAACGTGTTCCTGCCCCCGCAAACGGGGCAGTCACACCTGTACGTTGCATCGACATCAAGATCTAATGTGTCGATGAAATCAGATAGCTTCGACATAACCTATGCCTCACTTACATTGTTACAATTAAAAGAATGATCACCAGTTCAATCATGTATATGTACCTCTTGCCGGTGTGCTGAGCGGAGCGTACATGCATGTGTCGCACTTGTCAATGTGTTCTTCATGTATGGCTTGACGCTCTGTGGGTTCGCATGTCCGGTGACTGACATGATCTGAGCCATACCTACACCAGCTTCAACCATTTCCGTTGTAGCCGTTCTCCGTAGGTCTGAGATGCGTAGCTCCGCAGGCAAACCAGCTTTTTTAATTAAACGTCTGGCCGCATGGCTGAGTGAGTACACACTGTATGGCTTGAAGCCGTTGGCTTCTCTCGCATTGACATTCGGTGCGACATACGTCTGCCAACCGAAGTCATCATACTGCTGACGCAATACTGCAAGTAGGTCATCGCTGATAGGTATCTTCACCTGTGCCCTACGCTTTGACTGGATCAAGTAGAGCTTGCCGTTGGCAAGATCGATAGAATCCCATGTCAACTCACGCATGTCACCGACACGCTGTGCCCACTCGTATGCCATGTGCACGATGAGTCCGAGTGATCGAGTACCGAAGTCTGAGTACGCAGTTTGTAGGTACTGTTGTACATGGTCGTGTGACCACACTACCTTGCGTGACTCTTCCGCATACGTATCCATGTCCTTCCATGGGTTACGTTCGACATGGCCGAACTTCGCACCCCATGAGTACACCTTACGCACAGCCGCAAGCACACGGTTAGCGAAGGGGATACCCCGCTGACAGAGAGACTCATAGACTTGCTGACACATCGGCTGTGTCAGTTTGTTGATCTGATAACTACCGAGCATCCTGCCTTTCAACTCAAACAGATTGATCAACCCTAGCTGATAGCTATAAATCTTTTTGGTTTCATCTTTAAGCTTTTGATAATCAAGGGATTTCTGATACGAGAGTATCAGTTGATTGACAGTCACTGGATCGTTGACGCTCTTTTGTTCCATGGTCTGAGCCATGGTCTCATCACGCCATGCATCGAGTGTGCGATTGAATCGCTCAGCTTCATTGAAGGCAGTCTCTTTCCTGTCAGACAGGTACGTGCGAGGCACGATACCTGCATCGACAGCATCCTGCGGTGGGTTGTAACGCCACCGCATTCTGCCCCCACGTTGTATCTGCTGAACGTAACGTGGTTTATCTTTCATAGTTTCAGTAACTCCTTTGCTTCCTTGCGTAGCTTATTAGCGTTCGCTTTGCTCACGCCTTTGTGCTCTACAAGCAGGGTCAAAGCTTCTTCGAGCTTTGCATTAATGCTTTCTTCAGACCATTTTGATTTAAAGAAATCAGCTACGATACTCTTACTCATACGCCATGCACTCCGAGATTGTGTTGTGTCCGATGATGTTAGCCGCCTCGTTGAGGCGAGCATTGATGTACTCACGCTGTTGATCTTTCTGCTTAAAGCGTTCCTCTACTAGGCTAACAATCTGTTCTGCCTCTGTAGAATTAATTAAAGCTTCTTGGATCATCTCGATGATTTCTTCATCGTTGTAATATTTAATCGCCATGTTCTTTACCCCAGTTTGTGAATGTATTTGTACGCAATTTGCAATCGCTCGATCAAGTCACACGCCAGTGACGCACACTTGTCGAGATCCTCATGTTCATAATCGCCAGTGTCATTGATGATCTCATAGCCACGTTCGATTAAATTCTGTGCCTCAACAATCATGTTAAGGACTTGGTCTTGTGTTAAGTTACTCATGTTCCCAACTCTCCCTTCTTGCGTAGCATGAGCACTATGTCTATTGCGGCTTCAATGTTATGCCACGCTATCCCGACGTTTGCATCGAAGTTGTCTGCAACAATCTCCATTGCCTCAATCAATTCTTCATCAGTGAATTTTTCATTATCATAGCCATCCGCAACACTACGGAAGTCGTCTAGATCCCATATGTCTTCGATGTACGGTATGCCTTTGTCCATTACTAGCGTTGCCATGTTACTCGCCCTCCTCTACTTTCTTACGCTCAGCATTGAGCCTGTCAACGAACTGACCTAAGCGAATCAGATCAGCACGTGCATCTTCCTTCGCTGACGCATCAGCATCTGGATTCTCAAGCACCATGCAATAGATGGATGCGGCTGTCTCCCACGATGGAGTCATGTCAACTGTTTTAGTTTGTGTAGTCATAGTTTATTTCCTCTTCGTTAAGGCTGTTTTCAGTGGGTACTACGGGGGTAAACAGGGTCAGGTAATACCTACCTACCTGAACCATGCAATACCCCCATAGATCCTATTGAAATTATGCGGCAAGACCTACGATCTGCTTGAAGGCAGGACGCTGTACAATCTCAGCGACTCGATCTTCAATGCGGATCTGCTTACGAGCAAGGTCAGTACCTTCACGCCCAGTGACGTGAGTACCGATGTGAGTCATCACGTTGTACAGGCGGTAGCCTGTATCACCGAGAGGTGAATACTGATTCCAGATACGAGCGAACTCCTCGACTGTCTTCTCATTGACCTTGATGCCTGAAGCAAGACGGTAGGTTGCGACATGATCACGGCAAAACTGGACAGCAGTATCTTTGTCCACTCTAGTGGACATCATCTGCTTGTACAGGTGAGCCTCGTCTTCGAGGCGAGATGGGTACTCAGCAACGACAGCACCGAGCTTCTCCGGATCTGAGAGCATGGTGTGCTTCTGCTTGATCGAGAGATTCTCACCGACAGTGACCATGCCATTGGTACATGCAAGACGCATGAGCATACAGCGAATGTCACGGCGGAATGACTGATCGTGTGAGTCAACGATACGCATCTTCATCTGCGTAGCTTCACCGACGATACGTTCGTAGTCGTAGTTCTTGAAGATGATCTCAGCAGAGAATGCCGCACCTTGATCAGCAATGTTGAACCTGATCTGCAGATCAGATGTGTCAATGCCAGATGCATTGATACCTGCACAGTAGGGATCCCACATATGTGTGTAGTTCACAGGGTTATGGTTCTTGCCTGAAGGCTTATTGGAAATAAGATTCCCAGTGTTAGGGTTCACAATCCAGAACTGATCAGGGACTTGCACACCTTTACGGTACACTGGCTCACGCACTGGATCGAAATCCAATTCAGCAGGAAGGGATACCATTGAATCAAAGTTTTGAAATGCACTCATGTTTGTTTGCTCCTATTGCAAATGTATATTTTGTACTTAAAATTTAATCTAAACAAACAGCGTAGTCAACTGTTGTTTCACAATCAGCGAGTGACATACTGTCAGACGCATCACTGTCAGCGACAGATCGTAGCTTGTCTATGACAATGTCAGTGGCATCACTGACAGAGTCACAGTTATCTACATAGAATGTGTGGTACGAAGCCACAGCAATTTTGTATCTACTTTTCATTCTACAATTACCTCCTCGATGTTAGCATCTACGATGCCGAATACATCATTCATCTCATCCACATCCTGACACTCAATGTAGCGGATGATGTGTTCATCTTCGATAGCATCGAACTCATCGAGTCCTTCAGCCTCACGAATCTCATACGCTACATTCTCATGTAGATCCATCAAGTCAAACTCAATCTCGCACGTTATCTTCACACGAATATGTTTACTCATAGTTAATTTCCTCCTGAGAGTGATAGTAATAAACGGGTAGCCATTTCAGCTACCCAGATAGAACCGAAGAACAAAGCGATCCCCGATAAAGATTGAAATACCCTAGCGGGTATTGATAACTTACGCATATGCAATGCACTCTGGGTTGTCTACGATGAATGGGTTGTCAATCTCCTTGACTGCCTTACCTTTCGCACGAAGACCGACAATGACTTCACCTGCGTTGACATTGTCAATGTCAGATACATCACCGTCAATGACAGGCCGTCCCATGAACTGAGAGGGTAGACCTCCACGGAATACGACAGTCATCGGTACACCAGTATTGATTGCTTCGTGTACCTGCTTAGCGAATGCTGTGCTTGCGCTGAAGCTGAACATCAGCTTGTAGTTAGGCGGAGTACGCCCAATGCGATGCGGTAATTTTGTGTAGTCGTAGAAGAACGCCTCAGCAAACTCACCACCTATATCTAGATGATTCTCCCACGGGATATCAGACACAGTGTTCAATCTGAACACAGGCTTTTTGCCTTGCTTCTGACATAACTTAATAAAGTTATGCATCTCGTGACGAAGTTTCGTCAGGAAACTGTCTGGATCAGACAGCCACCAATCAGTCTTTGCTTGTCTAGATTCTTGGACGGAGTCCATGTTGCCACGGCCTGATGTATTCAGGCAGGGTTCCTTGCACATAGCGAGATCCTGTGCAGGACAGATGCGCCTGTTGCTTGGACGCATCGACAGCGAAGCAATACGAACCTGCTCATTACCAAGTATAGACTTGGTAGACTTAGCAATCTTTGGGTTGCCGCCATTTGTATTTAACAAATTCATCGTTCATTTCTCCGAGATAAAAAGAACCCCACCGAAGTGGGGTCAATGAGGGAACTTGTTCAGCTAGCCTTAGCTAGCTTCTGCTTGCGATCGGCAAGGATGATGTCAACATTCGCTTGAATGTTCTGGATGTTGGACATACTCCAGTTGTCACCGATGTGTGCCTTCGGAAAGGCATACACGTTGGCTGTGACTCTGCCGAATGTATCGAGTACAACTCGATCTGCATAGTGGATCTGAGTATCCGTCAACTCAGCATCGACAAAGGACGAAGTCCAATACGGATTGTAGGTAACAGGTATTGAGTACAATACCTCCCACGCTCCGTAGTTGGCAGGACGAATCTCTCTGCCACGGAATGGCTTGAACCGTAAGGTATCAAGCAATGTGCCACGGATAAACGCATGGACATTCTTGACACGCTCTTTGAGTACACGCTGTCGTCCTGCTTCGTGGACTACGAACTCAGCATGGCCTAAGACCACAGTCTCAGCATGGCCGAGCACATACTTAGACTCAGCATCACGAATGCTCCACTTGCCATTGTTCAGATTGCGATACACTTCTACTTTCATGGTGTGACCTCCATTTGGTCTGTGAATGTTTTTACAGCATTGCATGGCTGAAATCATTT